CCACCAAGTCTTTGATTTAACCGGCGCAGAGCGCCATCTACCCTACGGTGTGCAGTGGTATCAGATACTTCTAGCGTCTGAGCTATCTCTTGAAAGTTTAATTGTTCAAAGAACTTCATCTGCAAGATCAACTTATCTTGCGGATCTAACTTAGTTAAAGCACGGCGTATATCAAACAATTGGATAACATAGTTACCACCCTCAGCAGGGTTGCCACCACCACCAACCTTTGGCTTGGTACCATCAGTGGTATTAACTACATCTTCCCAGACAAACGGGAGCAACTCACTCAAAGTAATTGGTGAGTAATAGGCTTCATCATCTAATTGATAACCAAGATGTTGAGCCTTACGCCTGCGGCAATACTTATCAGCATGGCGAGTTAGTGTCTTACCTAACTGGCGCATGCCACCCTTGTATACATCCTCACCTTGGCTATGATCTAACCAAGCACGGACCTTTTCTTCACGGCGTACTACCCACACCAACAACTCTTGGCGTACATCAGATACATCAAAGTAGGTATTGTATTTGCGATGAACAACACGAGCTACTTGACTAGCAATATCAGTAGCTTCACTTAACCAGTCGCTCATTCGTTAATCACCACCGGTAATACATATTGCGGAAAATCTATCGCCGCATTGAAATGGATATTAAAATCATGTTCATTGGTATCAGCGCGAGTAAGACCAAAGATAGGGTCAAAGCAACGCAATGCTTTTGCTGGCATTAGCAATAGACCATCAGTATAGCGGATAACAATACGATTGAAAGCGTCATCTCTATCATTAGTTGGTTCAGTCATCCAGATCTGTTGCAACTTTTGATATGGGAACTTAACTTCTGAATTGGTTGAACGGTTCATCCACTTAACTTCTAGCCCACCAATGTAGTTAGCGTAGCCATTACCGTGGTTAATGTTTACTAAGAAATCTATAAAGTAATACTTTGGCGTGGGATAAAAATCCCAGCTGTATTCTTTGGACAAAAAACTCGCTATTATTTGCTCACGATTACCGTCGCCCTTGACTTGACGTATTGGTTCAACCATCATTTACCAGCGCCAAACCTTACCTTCAACGGTAAACGAATTCTTTACAATTGGTACAAGTTGTGGCATAACTGTTTGACCATCAACATGCAAGATACCAAAGCCTTTATTCCAAGTAAACAAGCCAGCCTTAATGTAACGGGCATAGCGATAGTCCATTAGGTTACCAAGTTCCATACCCCACACGGTCTTAGTCTTACCAGCCCAGCCTTGTGTATGGTGAGTTAGTCCTGCTCTGTGCGTATGTCCACAAGCAACACTCATACCTGCACGTTTTGCTAAACCTAATGCGGTAGCACCTGCCGTTGGTTGTACGTTGCCCTCATCGCCGTGCATAAGTAACCAACCTGGTGCAATCTCAAACGGATCATGGTGATACTTAATACCCAGTTCATCCAAGCGCAAGAACTGTTCAATCTCTAGCTCGGGTAGACCAAGGAATCCTGGCACCTTTGACTTAATCTTATTGTATAAACGATCAGAATGATTACTGCGAACCATATGCTCAACAGTTAAATCTTCTAGTAACTTAACGGTAATGTCGCGGTGACGGCCTAAGTCACGTTGCCATTCACCCTCTCCGCCTTCCTCCCAACGACTTATCTGAGGAAAATCAATTTCATCTCCACAGGTTGCAACTACATCTGGTTGGTAGGCGCGAATGAACTTCTTAATAGCATTGGTTGCACCGACATCGTGGTAAGGCGATTGAAGATCGCTAAGGATTACTATTGTTTTCATTGTTTGGGCCATAAGCCTCTCTGTACCATCAGTCCGATGACACCGTAGTTTGCTAGGTCTTTGAATGAATCTTCAATTGGTTCGTGTTGTGGCTTAATGCCATCCTTCTTAACTAAATTCTTTAATCGTTCAAACTTGTCGCCAATGCGTACAAGTAATCCATTGATCGGTCCACCGTGAGCATTGTTTACATTACCTGGACCGTAATCCAATTGCTTGCTAATGAGTAGGTTGCCAATTTCATCCATAATAGACCAGACGTTGGCTACGAATTCCTTGTGGCTGGCGGGGTAACTGTTATTTGCTTTGTCTGTAGGTCTATTTTCAGCAGGATAAAGCCAGTCTGCTGTAACAAATTGATCGCCAATTCCATGTCCTCGCTCACTCATGTTCTCCCCCTATATCGTATTGACCTTTGTACATATAGTTCTTAGTGTCTTGGTTCAACTCATATAAGTATAGCATCTTACCCCCTTCATCAAGGCGTTGAACCATCTCAATGCTATCCAATACCCACAATGCAACCGGAACATCTGCACCATCTTTTGGTCCACCAATAAATTGTGGACAGAAGTCGGTCATTTATTTTCCTGAATTACATTTATAGTTATCTTGCCACCTGTCGCGGTGTCATATTTACTAGCAATCTGAATAGCCTTGGTAATAATTTTTTTAGCCTTGGCGATGTCATCAACAAGTGTGCCACCTGCTAGTGCAGACATAGCCCCAAGAGCAAAACGCTCCCCGCTACCAGCCACATAAAGATTGTCGGTAGTGCGCTCCCAGCCATAATCTTCTTCAATGCGATACACTTGCCCTTTGATTACTACGATCCATATGTTGTCATTAACTACTGCGTCTTCAGCTTTGTTAATCTCGTAGCCTGCTTCGTAAAATGTACGGCGCATTGCTGGGATTAACTGGCGAGTCATATATTTATCTATGTCTTTGGTGTTGATCGCAGGTGGTGTGAAGTCGTGCTGAAGTAAGTTAATACCACGCACTGCACCAGCAGCGGCAAAGATTATGTCATTGTTTTTGAAAACCTTGCCATCTGGGATGTTAATAGAAAAGCCATCATCACCAGATGACTGTGAATCGGCACCAATGACTACCCAGTCAGGGCCTTGAATCGCAGCGATAGTTGTCAAAGTCTTGCACCTATCCACTCAATTACATTAACGGTTACAGCATTACCCATCTGCTTATAGCGGTGAGAGTCTGCTTGCCCCTCGGTCCAGTTGTCGGGAAAACCTTGCAGTCTTTCACATTCAACTGGGGTAAGGCGACGAACATCTATTTCACTAGCGACCATTGGAGTATTTAACCCACCTGTTCCCATAAAACTTGTTAAAGTGTTAATTGTATCACCTTGAATTCTTGCACCGTCGGATCTATGCGGATGAAACACAATGACTGTAGTCCTTACATCACCACAATCAAATGCATTAAGTGTTGGCATTACCCCCCCCTGTAACCATGTTTCAAAGTCATCAACGCTTTGCGCTCTACGACTTTTCGTGAACCACAAGAGTTTCACTTCCGCCACCTAAGTCACCACCATTGGCTCTTAGAGTTCCAGTTCCTTCTTGATAATTAGCAAAAGATGATAGCGTAAATCCTTCAATCACAAGATTGAAATGTTCAGAACCGCTTGGTCCACCTGTACCTTTATGCCACTTGGAAGTTACTGAGGTTGTTGCGTCTGTTGATGTAAGCCAGCCAGCTGTTCTAGCGCTATCTGTAATTTTTCTGGTAACTTTTTTCCTCGGTTGTTTGCTCGGCGTAAGATTCCCTCTGCCGCTTTCTGACTCAATGAGTACCGGCTGTCTGCTTCTGTCAATAGTACTTCCGACAATGAAGACTCTACGGCGTCGTTGGGGTACTCCGAAGAATTGCGAATCCAAAACTCGCCATTCAATGTGGCGATACCCTGCGTCGGCCATTGTAGAGAGGACGACTCCGAAATCGCGTCCTTCGTTGCTTGATAAAAGTCCTGGCACATTTTCCAAGATGATAGTTTGTGCTTTAACTTCTTGTGCAAATTGTATTGCATCCCAGAATAATCCACTTCGTTCTCCAGCGATTCCAGCACGTTTGCCAGCGACGCTAACGTCTTGGCAGGGGAATCCCCCGCAAACAATGTCAACTTTTCCAATTAGATCTATCTCCTTTGCCCATTCAATTGCTGTGGTTACATCATCGTGCAGTGGCACATCGGGCCAATGCTTTTTTAATATCTTTTGTGCGTGTTTGTCTATCTCAAGCTGACCCACACAAGTATGACCTGAACGTTCTAGCCCAAGATCAAAGCCACCAACACCAGCGAATAAAGAAACAAATGTACTCATGCAGCCTCATAAAAATCTATTAGTTTGATCGGTGAGCCATAAAACCTTAGATGGCTAAGCGGATATTCAAATGGAAACTCTCGTAGGTTTAAACCACGATGCCCACCAACATGGGTATTGCTATTGTTATGGCCAATGTCGTTGCAGATCAGGGCATACTTGCAGCTGGCTATGATCTTATCCATGATGATTACTACTGCCTCATTAGGCAGATGTTGTAATACATCTTTAATCAGGATCATATCTACTTTTGGCAGTTCTGCTTCAATTGCATTAGCTTGGACAAACTTGATGTTATCAGTGGCGTTTAACTTGGTAGTTTCAAGTATCTTCTCAGATACATCCATGCCAGTATATTCTTTACCCTCAAGGTTATAGTGGCTACCCAGCTGCCAATCGCCACAACCAATATCAAGAACGGTCTTAATGTTTGGCTGGGTAAGCATCTTATTGACTTCATCTATCCATGGCATGGCGTTGACAGGATCAGAGCCAGGGCCAGAACCTTTACCCCATATGCCAGTGGCATAGATGTTGTCAAAGACTTCAGATGTTTTCATGCGGCAATTCTACCATTAAACCATTCAACACCGCTTTGTAAATAGACTTCGTTTACATCGCAATTGTCTGGTAAATGGATGACTTCTGCTTTCTCTAAATCTTCTTTGATTCTTTTGGCAAGTTCTTGTCCTGGGTTGCGCCCGTCTTCTTTGACATCGTTGTCTGCGAAAATGAGGATGCGGCTGTAAGATTCAAAAAGTTTAGGGAACCAGGGTTTCCATTGAGATACGCCAGCAACTCCCACCGCAGGTATGCCGACGATACCCGAAACAATAACCGTGTCAAGCTCTCCTTCGCAAATGGCAATCGTATCGCTATATCTATGTAAGTCATTAACGTTAAATAAGCCGATCTTTTGGCCCGTCGGCCAAAGATACTTAGGCGTAGTCTCATCAATAGAACGAAACTTAATACCAACCACACCAGCGGGAGTGATATAAGGGATAGAAAGCCTATTAGTTGCATGTTCATGTCCGGCACTAGGCTCCACGACGCTTCCAAGACGGAATGTATTTACGACTTCCTGTGTTATGCCCCGTCCCTCTAG